TAAGTTACTAGTGGTCGGAGTATAAGAAATCCAAGCTCCGATACTAACAGCAGGCACAAATGCTGTGCCATTGTGTATTTGCAGTGCATCAGAGTCGTTTAGGTATGTCACCATACCCTCTACGGCGGTTCCAATAGCTGAGCCTCTAGCTGCTGTACCTGCAAAGGTCATAACAGTTTGGTCCATTAGGAAGCTGTTGACATCCGCTGCGGCTAAAACTTCACCAGCGGTAAATACTTTTCTTGGCATTGTTTTCCTTAGTTGTGTTGTTTGTAGTTTAGCAGTTAGAAGCTCAAGCGGTCATCGTCAAGCGTGCCGAATAGAACGCTGTCAAGAACGAACAGGGTAAAGTCCAATCTCTCAAGCGACAGGTTGACACGCTTTTCATTGTTAGACCAATCATGGCTAACCCCGATGACCCTGCAATACTGCTCAATGACCGGTGGGATAGCTGAGGGTGTAAACCTAACATTTACAATGTCGCCGATTTCTAGTTCAAGGACTTTATTCTGTTGGGCCTCGGAAAGCACATCCAAGATAACTGACAAGCTTTGGAATCGGTATTGTGGCTCTTTGAATCTAGCCAGCAAGAAGTCAGCCAGATACTGAAGGTCAGCGGCTGAGTCATTTAGAAGCCCTGTGGCGCTGTAAGACCTTGGGCCATAGGTTCCTTGTGACTCAGCATCCTCGGCAAGCACCTCATCAGGCACTACCTTGTTATTGCTTAGAACTATGCGGTTGTATAACTGCTCTGATCCATAAACAACCTCAAGGTCAGCGAAAGGAATAACTGTAAATCCTGAGACTGAGGCCTCATCGGTAAAGGAAACATCAATCGTTCCTGGCGCTGAGTTTCTTTCCTTGAATACAAACTTGCCATCCTTAGAGATAAAGACATCCCCTGCCTCGCTAGTAGCAACCAACTGAAGGTAGGCAACTGTCTGTGTTCCCTCGGTGATAGCGATGTTACTTAGCAAGCTGTCGCCGGTGTCAATGCTCCGTCTATCGCTAGGCCAATTTACTTCTGGCAGGTCAAGGATTCGAGTGACCCTAGCACCTGATAGTTCGGCAGCAGGGCTGACTGCTGGCAAGTTGTTTATGGTCAAGTTGCTAAGTGCATCTGAGCTTTGGATGCTTACAACAGACCGATTGCTTGGTTGGTAGATAATGTCAAGGTCATCAATAAAGCCATAGATAACCGGATAGCCGTTACAGCTAACCCTTACCTCTCTACCAGGAATAAGCTGACCATAATAGAAGCCAGCCTCATAAAGTGGGTCAAATAATCTGTCCGAGTTATCAAGAGTGATGTCAATTGTTCCAGCATCAATACGATCTAGTGCTTGAGACTTTCCTCTTGTAGTTGAGGTAGATAGCAGTCTGTCGGTAATGTCAAAAAGCCTTGGGCCACCAAGCTTGTAGATTGTGTTATCTAGTTCACCCTTTTCTGGGTCGTCAAGCTTAAAAGCTGTGTCGTCTAGGTTGCCGAGATCAATAGAAAGCTCGACCTTGACTGCTGGTGCTGACATTAGGCACCTTGCCAGACAGCCCCAGAGCTTCGCTCGTAGGCTTTGATAGCGTCAACGATTGACTTACCGATAGTCGCGCCTGAGCCAACACCACCATTTACAGTTATGTTGTAAGTGTTTCCACCCTTGCCACCAAAGTCTTTCATCTTGTTTAGAGGGATAACAGCCTCAGCCTGTCCACCCTCAGCGATGTTGGCAAGCACCCCACCTGGTCGTGGCATTACTATTCCACCCTCGGCAAGTCTTGGGATGCTTAGGGTTGGGATTGAAGGTATCTGGAGATTTATTCCTATTGCCTTGCCAGCTCCAAGGACTCGGTTGATTGCACCTAAAAGTCCATTGATACCGCCAATAATAAAGTTGATGTAGCCCTCAACAAAAGCGAGTGCCCCATTGAGCGCACCCCTAGCAATGCCACCTATTGTTCCAAAGACAGCAGCAAAGAAACCACCGATAGCATTTATAGCGTTACGGAAACCAATGACAAAGTTAACAAGCCAAGTACCGATGTCTTTGAACAGCTTGTCCCAGCCACCATAGAGCTTGACCAAGTAGTCAATCAAGATAACAAGTCCAGTAGCCAAAGCAGCAACCAGGGTAATCACCTTGACAATGGGGTTAGCGTTTAGGGCAAAGTTGACAGCCAAGATAGATACAGCAAGGGCAGCAAAGATACCGGCAAGCACAGTAAAGACACCAGAGTTCTCAGCCACATAATTGAAGAAAGCAACAACCAATGGTGTAACAGCGGTAAGGATTGGAATCAAGGCAGTACCAATAGATTCTGCCATCTCTCCAAAAGCAATACTCATCTTGGCTGAGTCAGTTGCGGTTGCCTCGGCAGCTCCACCAAATTGAGTTTCAAGCTCGTCAAGTATCATGTTTTGCGCGCTTAAGGTATCTCCAGCAGCTACAAAAGTTCTAATGCTCTTTTCTTGCTCATCGCTAAATAGAACACCAGCCCTTCGGAGAGCTGTCAGACCCAAAATTGGATCCTGCAAAGCCTTACCAAGTCGGACTGCGTTTTCCTCGCCTGATCCACCTAATACTGCTGCCATGTCAAAAGCCGATATTGTTGCCCTGTCAAAAGCACCACCAGCCACATCAGCGGTTGCGGCTAATTCCTTGAAGGTTAGAAGCTGTGCCTGTGTTGACTTGATTAGCTCATCGTCAACAGCAATCTTGTTCATTGTTTCATCGGCAAAGGCTTTGAGTCTGTCGGTTACACCTTTAGTGTTAGCACCAAACAAGCCCATTGATTGAGCAACGCTGTCAAGCCTGTTGTTAGCAACCTGAGCTTCCTCGGCTGCCCTCAATGCACCGACAGCCAAACCTGATAAAGCCGTAAGACCAATCATTGCGGCAGGGGCTAGGGTCTTTGATACAGCTCCGATTTTCTCCATAGGAGTTTTTAGCCGGTCAAGCTCTCTAGTTAGCTTGTCAAAGCCTGATCCATTGAAGTTGCTGAGGATATTAATATTGATTGACATTATTTACTCACCTGCGCGATGTTGCGGTTTACCTTGTCCATGTATTCCTGGACACCAGATAGAACGCTTTGCTGGATCATTGGCAACTGACCCTCAGCCTCTGACCAGATGTAGCGAGATGGTCTGCGACCTAGTGCGCTAATCATTGACTTACCTTGGGTGGTAACTGTGTGCCGTCTGCGAGTGCCACGCCAGTCATAGAACTCTGTAACAGGCTTTCTGACCTGATTCTTTTTACCAGCCATGTCAGCGATGTTGAAGGCAGCTCCACCGAACTTGACAGATAGTAAAGGTGTTGCACCTGTTGCACCCTTACGAGCATTGCGACCAGATACCTCAGTCTTGAAAGTGCCTGGCTTCCAAGCTGTGCGACCTCGGTGGTTTCTAAAGCCTGAGATTGGCGCGGTCATGGGAGAACTCATAATCACGCGATTACCCAGGATGTCACCGGTGCGCTTCATGTGTGCGCGGATAGCAAAGAACAGGTCTTGGTCAACCTTACGGATCTCGGCAAGGGTTTCCCTAATGCCGTAGACCTCGACTGACTGGCTTACTTTCATTTTCTACCTACGCTTATTCATGGCTTCTGATTTACCCTTCAGATACATCTGCATGGTAAACAGCATCCGTTCGGATTCCTGCATCAGCACCGATGGTGCAATCCCTGTTTCACAAGCTAAGGCTGCAATAAAGAGATGGGCACTTTTATCGCCCAGCCCCTTTATTCCTTTACTTTTGGGTTTGTGTCGTCACCCTCGATGTTCTCAAGGGTATCCACAAAGTCCTCAAAGCTCTTGTCAGTTTGCTTCTTACGGCGTAGGGCGTTCCAAACAATGTAGGCAAGGTAAGTCAGGCGTGGGTCTTTCTGAATTGTTGTTACGGCTAGGTTGAACTTATCCTCGAAGGCGATGAAGTCCGGTGTGCCACAAACAACTGATTCCTTAGAACCATCTGTGAACTCAACTTTGAAAGGGATTTGCATTAGCTTACGCCGTTGCTCTGGTTAGTGCTCCCGTTAGCGGCCACGATACGGATACTGTTGCTAGATCTCCGACTGTGGAAGCGTAGGGGGTGTACTGGGTTACAAGGAAGGTTCCGGTGTAGCTAGGGTTGCTTGAGGTAACTGTGCCTGAAGTTGGGATAACAGTTACAGTTGCGTTGGTTCCTAGTAGAGGCCAAAGGATTGAGTCAAGTGCGCCAGCTGCGAAGTCCTGGTGAAACTCTAGTGTGATTGAACCGGACTTTAGTCCAGCAATCCTAGTGCGCCACTCAGAGCCAAAGGCTGTGGTTTCCTGCTCGTCAATTTCGATTGGTAGTTCAACGGAAGCAAGGGATGAGCTTACAGTTCCGCCATTGATGGTGACTTTATAGTCGGTTGCTACGAATTTTGCCAATTTATGTTTCTCCTAATCGGCAAATACATCAACAGCAAATTCAGCCGCTAAGTAAGTGCCCTCATTCATTTGGATGGGTGTGTAATTTGTCATTTCAGTCACTCGGCAGTCATAGGCTTTGCTACCAAGTGTCCTATCTGATTCTACTGCGTTCTTGATACTTGAGTTGCCTGTGCTAGAGCAGAAGGCATCAAGGGATCTCTGCGCGTACTTTTCTGCTGCCCTGCCAACAATGACAACAACAGAAAATCGGTAAAGCGTAAGACCCTTATTGAAGGCTTGGTTGTAGTCCACAGTCGTTGGTCTGACCAAGGCAATCGGTGGGTTTGGGTTATCAGGCATTTCTGCGCTAGTGCGTAGTCCAGTAATTGTGCCAAGGTTGGTTGCGATGCCAGTTCTTAGCTCACTAATAAGTGCCACTATGCAAACCTAATTCTGCGGTAAGGGCTCACTAGCTGTGCGACATCTGGGTCGAGCTGGTTGCTGACTCGCATGATTCCGATGTCTGAGATACCTGCCACACCTAGAGGGCTGTCTAGTCGCTTGTAGATTCGGCTGGACTGGATTACACAGGCTTGGGTTACAGCGATTGGGACTGCTGACCAACCCCAAGTGCCGGTGACCTGGACAGTTGCCTCACCTTCCCATTGGGTAAACAAGTAGTCACCAACAGCGCGGATGTGAGTGTATGAAGTAGGCAAGCCGTCAACTCTGCCGTTTAGTGGCTCAAGCTGGTAATCGTCTGCTGTCCAAAGTTGGTCAAAGGTTCCATCATCATCTGACTTGGTTCTTAGTGTTGTCAGCGTGATTAGATCATCAATCTCAACTTGTAAGTAATCCATTGGGGTAAAGATTCTGGTAGCTGTGCCGAGAGCTGAGAAGCTGCGATTGGTGTATCCGTCAATAGCTCTTGAGCCTGACTCGATAGCCATCTCCAGCAAAGCGTCATCAACTGTGTCTGTGATTCTTAGTGCTGCCTTGACTTGATTTAGTGAGGCATAGCCTTGAGTAATTGCCATAATGTTCTCTATTCTACTGAATCAAAAGGATACTAATAAGGCTAGTCCCAAGAGTTCTCTCGCCTTATCTTTAGCGACCACTCGCCACCATTGAGGTTGTTTTCAGCTCGTCTTTCCTCGTAAAGTCTTTGGTTTATTGAAAAGGTGCGAGCGTTCTTAGGGCCATAGCCAGCAGCAATAGTAGAGCTGTTGTTGTGGTGGATTGTGGCATGGATACGCTTTTTGGGTATGCCATGTGCATCAATAATTCTTTCATAATCATTGTCATCAAAGTAGAGTGGGTGAAACAACTCGCTAGCTAGTCCAGCCTTTAGAACTACTCCCTCACCGATAGCAACAAACGCCCAGTCAGGAACGGCATCGGTAAAGTTCAAAGCCTCGGTGTCAACCTCGTTCGCAATCTTTTCTAAAGCACCAGGCTCGCACCAAGTATCCTCACTAGCAAAGACCCAATACTTAGCGTGTGGTGTTGCCTTGGTAACAAAGTTCATCGCTGCTACTGGGCCAACACCAAAGGGAACAGGTATCAGCCAGAGGTTCTTTACTATGTCTGGCTTGACTGGCTTGAACTCTTGCTTGCCAGAATTATCAACAATGACAAGATGCTCAACTGGGTAGTCAATAGAGTCAATCATTCTTTGGGCTAGATCGTGCCTAGCGTAAGTTGGGAAGGCTAATACAGGAATCATTTGAGCAACTTTCTAAGAATTGGCATCCAGCTATTTTCCCATACCTTTTCAACATCAAACTGGCTGGCAAAGTCTATGGCTATCTGTGAAGTGCCACGCTCTGCCTTGTAAGACTCCTCTAGGGCATTGACCAAGCTACCTACATTCGGTGTCATCCACCAAGCGTCTTGCCCAGCATCCCAACTTAGCTGTCCATCAACTAGCCAAGAGTCAGGGCTGATTAGGTCAGGGGTTGCTGCCCAGTTAGAACCGATTACCCTAGTGCCACAAGCCTGAGCCTCAACGCTAGGAACGCCAAAACCTTCACCCAAGCTAGGTGCCAGCAAGACATCCATGCGAGTGTAAAGGGCAGCAAGGTCAGGCTGAGCTAGTCCGAATCTGTAATCGTTAGGGTTAGGAAAGATGACCTGCTCTTTAGGTATCCCAACTGAGTTCAAGATGTTTAGCAAGTTCCAGCCACCAGCTTGACCCATAGCATCGGTGTGCAGATAAAGCACAGCATCTGGGTGCTTCTTAGCAAACAAGCTAAAGGCAAGGATTAGCTCACCATAGGCTTTGCGGTGTACTAGACCTGATGCTTTGTTAGCGGCAACAACACCGACTAGGAACTGGTCTGGCTCTAGTCCCATGTAGGCGTTTATTTCATGTCTGCCTATCTTGCTTGTTGGCTTGTAAACCTTGGTGTCAATCGCGTGAGGTGCGTACTCACACTCGATACCCTTTTCAGTTAGCTGTCTAACGCCATGAGGTGACATTGCGATTGGGGTGACATTCTCTTTGCGTAGAAACTTCTCAACGCCTGGTGGGAGAGTCACATGGTCGAGTGGTGTCCAAGCTGCGATTGGGAAGTCATCATAAAGCTTTGACTTCATAACCCAGACATCGTAAAGGCTGATAAATAGATTGGGCTTATTGTGTTGAGAGATGAAAGTTTTGTGATCTACTGGACCAGAATCATTTGAGTAGAGGTCTAGCCCTCTTGGGTAGTGTGGCACCTTGCCGTAAGGGGTTGTGATTGTGCTGGGTATTCCCTCAAGTCCATAGTTGGACAGCATGGCGACATCAAGACCAGAACGCTTGAGTCGGTCAACCAGCATTGTGGCCTGTTGTCCGTATCCGGTTGGTGCGTTGTAGCTATTGGACCAGACGCTTACAGCTCCAGTCAGTTTCTCTTTATTCGTAGGCATACTTCATAATAGCAAAAAAAGACAGTGGGCCACAGTCCTACGCTCTGTGACCCACGTCCCCTTTAGTTTACTTGGTAGCTGGTAAGCTAGAAAAAGACCCCTGCGATGCAGAAACATCCAGGGGCATGAGCAGACTTACAAGGAGTCCACTATGACCGAGTATAGGGCTTGTAGCAAGTGCAAGCAAGTAAAGCCGACATCAGAGTTCGGCATACATCGCAAAACCTCTGATGGCTTTTATTCTCAATGCCTAATCTGCCATAGGCAAGCTAGAGCTGAATACAGAAAAAGACACTCAGGCACAATCAAAATCGAGCAAGCTGAGCAGTATGCCAGAAACAGAGAAGCCAGAAAAGCGTATGCAGTTGCTTGGCAAAAGGCTAATCCTGAAAAGTTTAAGCATTACATTAGTGTTTCTAAAAAAAGAAATAAGGAAGCAATAGCAGCAAATACAAGGCGTAGAAACGCTAGGCGTAAAGCTAATGGTATTTATCGGATAGCTAAAAAAGAGCTCATCAAACTAGGTCAAGGCCCTTGCTTCTACTGTGGGTCAAAAGAAAGAATAACTATTGATCATGTGGTTGCTATTGACAGAGGTGGGACTGACTCGATTGGCAATCTAGTTCCAGCCTGTAAATCTTGTAACAGTCGTAAAAGACATCTGACAATTATGGAGTGGCGACTTTACAATCAAAGGAAAACCCCCCTGAGCTAATGCCCAGAGGGGTTCCCAAGAAAGAACTAGCTGTTAGCTAGCCCCCCCTTTGAAGTACCCGATGTGGGTAGCGTGGGTTAGTCCACCATCAAGACGGATTAGGCCTCGGTAGGTGACTGTGTCTGTGTTGAACGCGAAGTCAGCTGACTGGTCAACGCGGATTCCACCAGCAACGCGAACCTTGAAGCTTGGAAGGTGTCCAAATAGAACCGACTTGGTTCCAGTTCCTACTGCTGCAACATTTGGGTTCTCGTACACTGGGTAGCCAAGCAAGGTTGCTGGCTGTCCAGGAACTGCTGAGTTGGTCCAGATGTAGTTTCCTGCACCATCCTTCAACTTACGAGCTGCTGCGATACCAGTCTTGCTCATCTGGAAACCTAGACCTGGTAGTACGCGAGCGCCATCGGCGATTCCGTAAACCAAGTCAATTAGGTTCTCGTATGAAGCTGCTCCAGCAACACCAGTTCCACCAGTTACTACTGAGCCAGCGGCTGCGGATAGCTTTGTGGTTAGAACGGAGTTTGCCTGTAGACCCAGAGAAGTACCGAGCTGTTGAGCGATGTAGCTTGAGATGTTGAATCCAGCGTCAGTTACCAGTTCCTGAGCTACCTGTACAAGTGCGCCGTACTTCTCAGCACCAAGAGTGATGGATGAGAAGGTTGGGTTGCTCTCGGAGATAGTTCCAGCAGCTGCTACTGATCCAGCGGATGAGGTTGCGGTTACTGTTGGGATTACTAGGTTCTCACCAGAGGTGGTGTTAAAGACTTCAGAAACAGTTAGCATTGGGCCAACTAGCTGAGCGATCTCGAATACCTGGTCATAGAAAGACTGACCAACTGTGTTAGCGGATGGAACTAGGGTACGAGCCTCGCGAGCGAAGTCGTATCCGCGCATTTCGCCAGAAGCGATTGCACGAAGGATGTCAGCGTCAGAGTTCTGAGCTGATGGAGCTGATGGTACGAATGAAGCTGCTGCCTCAGATGCGCGAGCTTCGCGCTCTGCTAGCTTGCGAGCAGTTTCGATTGTTGCATCGGCTGAGTCAATGTCAGCTTCGATACGAGCAATCTTTTGGTTTTCCTCAGCAGATAGTCCACGCTTTTCAGCC